ATAGAAACACTAGCAATTTTGCCTGATTCATATCTTTGCATATTGCTTTCACTAATACCTAACATTGCTCCTAGGTCAGCTAATGTTATACCTTTTTGTTTTCTAATAGTTTTTATTCTTTCTCCTATTTCTTTATTTATTGTATTTCTTTCGTCGATACTCATAATATGCCTCCAAATAAGAATCGCCCTTACAATCTTATATTACAATAAACTTGAATAAAATTCAAGAAAAATTATAAAACTTTTATAAAATCTTGCATAGGACGGTTGACAGGCCTTTCTAATAGGCTTATCATGTAACTAGAAACTTGCATATGGTGCAAGTAAAGTGAGGTGAAAAGATGAAACTAGAAAAATTGAAAGGGTTGTTGGTAGAACACAAGAAAACATATGCAGATTTAGCAGAGTTATTAGGGGTATCTATTACAACCATTAACAGTAAAATGAATGGGAAAACACAATTTGATGTAGTAGAGGCTACAATGATTAGTGATTGGCTTGGATTAGACTGCTCTAGTAGAGTAGATATTTTTTTACATAATAACTTGCATAATATACAAGTTGTAAATTAGCAGAGGTGAAATCAAATGGAAAAATAAAAAGCCACTAACAAAAGTTAGTGGCAATAGATAGGATATTGGGCGCTCGTGGATGGATTATTGGTAATGCTCCTCACCATCTATGCGTTGCACCTTACAAAGTATACAAGGCATTTACTTTGTCTTGGCTCAAGGTTGTCCTATTGCAGCAGGAGATTCCTTGAATTCACCCAATTTGCAATTAGTAATTACTTACTAATGGGACGTGTAAACATCCTTTCTTAAACCAAAATCACGGAATTGAGCGATACCAGAGGATTTCGCTAATTGAAGCATTGGGTTATTAGCTACATTTTGAGCTAATGCTAATGCTCCTTGTGTTTGAGAATTAAGGTCAAAAGCTTTTGCAAATGGAGTATTTGCAGAAGATTGAATCATAGAAATAACTTTATTTGTATTTTTAAGAATTTCTAATTGTGGTTGAACCACTAAGATGTTATCGCAAAGGCTTTTTATCCTTTACATCTACTTGTTACCAAGTAGTTCAGCATATGTCATTATCCTATCAAAAACATTATACATGAATAAATGATGAAAATAAAACAAAGAGGTGAAATCAAATGAAAGATTTAAGACAACCAATGAACAGCGCTCAACTATATCAAGTGAAAGAGTCATATAAAGATCCAATTGTAATGGAAGTGATTTCCTTATTAAAACAAAAAGAAGGACTTACATATGCAGGGGCAAATGAAATCCTTCTTAGTGTTTCTACTGTATTAGAATATGAAGCTACTTATCTTTCAAAGTTACCGTTGCAGAAAGAACAGTAATAGGCTCATCTTTATCAATAAATAAAACTGGAACTTTGTGATTAGAACCTAAGAAAAGAACATTATTTAGAGTATTAGGAAGCTTTGAAAGTTGTTTTTCATCGGACTTAGTAATGAAGTCAACATGTAGAAATAGGTTCAAGAAAAAAGTTATGTCCTTGGCAAGCCAACTGATTAAGGAATTACGAATATTGTGTGTTTGTGGAAGTGGCAATAGTTTAAGTAATTCATCATATTCGATTAATTCAAGAGGAGTTAGTTCGAAACGATTTTTATAATCTGGTGGAATGATTGGGACGTATGGATTTTCAGTATAAAGCAAGGATTTACATGTAATCAATTCACCATGTAACTTACAAAGAAATTCGACTTCATAGAAGTTATCAATAGTAAGTGTTTGATAGATTGCAAATTCTAAAGCTTGTAACTCTTTAATTGTTTTAGTCATAAACTCACCTCCTTTCAAGCTAATTATAACACTAGGCAATGAGATGCGAAGGAGAGACAAATGGGAACAAATAGTGATGCATTAATAAATGAAATGCGAAAAGAGGTTAGTCAAATACGAATTATTAAATTGATTGGAGCTAAGAACCTTATTAAAGAAGTAATACATTATGATCCAAGTAAAAACTCAAAATATAAAACAATAATTAACATGATTGATGAAGCAATTGTAGATGAACTTAAAGTCCAAGAAAAGTCAATGCAAGCTTTGAGGCAATAACTTTGACAACCTCAAGAGAAGCTGAACCACTAATCTTACCAAGAGTGGTTTTAGTTTGTTTCCAAATAGAATCATCACGAATTGTATCTAAATAATCATGACCTTCGTTCGTTAATCTAGTAATGGAAATATAAGGTGCTGTTTCATCGATTATACCAATAATAAATCCTGCATCATCTAAAAGAAAAACATGATAAAGGATAAGTTCTTGGTTTTGATGAAGTTTTGCGAGGCTACTCAAAGTCAAAGATGCATCAATAGAATTAGAGTTTTCAATAGCAAATAATATATTTCGAATTAAATCTAAGTCACGTTTCATCATGAACACCTTCTTTCAAGCTAATTATAGCACTAAGAGAGGAGATAAAAGGGGGCGTATAAATGGATAGAAAAAAAGAGCCACATAATGCGGTTCAAAAAAAGTGGATTATATTTAGATATTTTAATGCTTTGAAATACAACAAAGACCAATCGCTAGAGGAAACATTACAAGACATAAGATATTGCACAAGAGTTAACCTAGGAATGTTTGTGATTGCAGTAATACTAACGATTTTAAATATTACGAGAATATAAAGGTTAATATTGCAATTATTATTGTTGTAAATATACCAATACCAGCTAACCATGCAGCAAATTTACCATATTTAGCAGATTCCTTTGAAATACGAAGACTTTCTTCTGCAAGTTGTAATGCATGATTTTCTTTTTCCAATTGATGCAAGAAATTTAAACCGGATACGGTTAGTTGAAATTCATCAGAATCATCAAAATAATAAGGTGCATAAAAATCTTTTGGTATAGTTACAAGTTTAAAGTAGGACTGTATTAGAGAGGTAGTATTAGAGATTGCAGATATACGATCAATAGAATAAAAGGGTGGTTCAACTTTCTTTTTTGGAGTGTTGAATAAATACAATTGGAGAGTTGCATCGTTTAATATGGATACTTCTGCTTTTAATTCAGCGTAAGTTTTTGAATTCCTATTAATGAATAATATTAATTTTTCTAAATTTTCATTGGTTAGATAATGAGCGTGTGAATCAAAGGAATCAAGTTCTTCTTTATAGTTTAAATACTCTTGTTCAATAGATTTTTGCGATAAATGAAAATTAGAAATCGGTAATGCTTTCATAATCCCTATATTTTTTTGAATGGCATTACTAATAGATTCGGATTTTTTTAATAAGTCATTAGTGGGTTTCATAAAAGACCTCCTTTTAAATAATTATAGCAATAAGAAAGGATTAATAAAATGGAAAGTGTTCAACCAAAATATGTTCCTATTAGCACACTAGCTAAGATATGGGGACGGAGCAAGATGTATATCTATAGAAGAATAGATATGATCCGCAATGAAGGTAGATTTAATGAAATCTGTATGCAACTAGGACCACAACAAACGCTGGTACATGTAGATAAATTTGAAGCATGGATGAAAGGGCAGCACATGAAGTGGCTAAAGGGGGCATAGAAGATGAACATTATAAATCTAATTACAACCGTGCAATGGTGCTTGGGAATATTGGGGTTAGGACTATATGGAGGAATTGAGCAAGCAGAAGGCTGGCAAATATTAATCAATATGGTTTTAACACTAACAACTGGCATCACAATTTGGATGTTAGGCAGGGTTAAGGAGGTGATAAAACATGAAAGACAAAAGAGAAAAAGCACTAGATCTACTAAAAACATATTTAATGTTTGATGATGAAGAAATGCAAGTTTTAAGGGAACACATTACATCAATCAGCGTAAGCAATAAAAGTGCAAGTTTAGACTTTACTATTCTTGCTAATGGATGCGCTATTTTTGTTAAGCGAAAGACAGGGGAATATGTATTACGCATAACAGGTAAAGGCCCAATTAAAGAAAACAAAGTATATCTTGCATTAAGGGCAAGAGAAATACTGCTTGATGCGGTGATGAATAATGAGTAGACACTGCAGCATATGTGATGAGTGCAATAAAAAAGGCCATGCCTACATACACTGTAGACAGGCCAAAGGGATTATATGTATGGAACATTGCGATGCATGCCAATATTTAGAGATTGAACAAGGTGACATGCATTGCAATTATCCTAGGCAAAAAGAAAAGGCTACTAATTAAAGTAGCCTAATCAAGCACGTAATTACGCACCAAACCTAACGTAATTATATCACACATGGGCATGAAAGACTAGAGAAAAGCTTATTTCAAGGCTTTTCTTATTAACTAGATATAACATATTAACAAATCAACCATGGGGAGTAATTACGATGAGGAAGCGTAAGAAGGTCATATCTAAAAATATGATAGAGGTACTTGATTATCACACATCAAGAACCTATAGGAAGAATGGAAAGCGTGTAAAAAAGAAAAGCATCACACCAGAAGCACAGAAAAAGCAAAATGAAAAACAAGCAGAAGCAATGCTGCGTATGTTGATTGATAATAACTTCACTACAAATGATTGTTACATCACACTCACATATAAAGAACAGCCTGCTACATGGGAAGATGCAAAGAAAGATATTCAGAATTTTATAAGAAGGCTAAAGCGAAGATATAAAAAACTGGATAAAGAATTGAAATACATTTACATAGCGGAGGGGAGAACAAGAATACATTTCCACATGATCATAAATAATGCGGAATTGTATTCAGATGAAATCAATGAATTATGGCCGCATGGTATGCATAAGCTGATGTTGTATCAAGGTAGAGCAGAAGACGCAGTGAGATTAGCAAGCTACTTTGTAAAAGAAAAAAGAAGTGCATGCTACTCAGATAAAGAAGATGCATTTAAGCGCAGGTGGAATAGTAGCAAAAACTTAGAAAAACCAAAAGTAAAAACAGAAATATTGAAGCCAAGTGAGTGGAGGGATTATATCCAACCGCCAAAAGGTTATTACGTAGAAACAGACAGTGTAGTTGAAGCTGTATCAGATGAAGGGTATCCTTACAGATTTTACAGATTAGTAAGAATTGAGGAGGTAAAACATGGAACTACTAGGAATAGGCATTGTGATAGGGGCAATGCTAGGAGTATCAATAATGGCATTATGCGTAATTAGTAAAGAATGTGAGAAATGGGAGGATGAAGTAAATGATAAACGTAAATGAAGTATTTTTGAGCGGTAACGTAGTAGCAGATGCAGAACTACGATATACAAAAACAGGAAAGCCAGTACTAACATTTAGAATGGCAACAAATAAATATGTGAATGAGCAACAGAGTACACAATATCACAACATAGTATGTTGGGTTGATGCGGAACTTTACAGTGGGTTACGTAAAGGTGATTTTGTAGCAGTAAATGGCGAATTAAGAACTAGATCCTACGAAAAAGACGGAAGTAAAAGATACATTACAGAGATTGTAGTCAAAAATCTTACATATGGACTTAAACAAAATGAAAGCGGAGCAAGTAATTTTGAAAATGGATTTGTAGATGATGATGAAAATATTCCATTCTAGGAGGGAATATGCGAAGAGGTAGACCAAGAAAAATATGTAGCCATTCATTTGGACCAGCAAAAAGCGGTGCATTATGGGTGAAAGCATCTTGCCCTAAGGGGAAAACATCAATAAAAGTATTCAAAGGTAAAACTGCAGGTACATTACATTGGCTAAAGAAAGAAGAATGTGAAGACTGTCCTGCATATGCTCCAACAAAGATTTATAGAACATAAAAATATATGCTGAATTGATGCGGTGAGTAAATAAAATGGTTAGGTCATATAAGAAGTATTGCCTAATAGTAGGGGACAAAGTTATG